GTCGGTATTGAACGAGGCCCGTTGCGTAATGCTGTTATTTCGCCTCTCAATGATTTGATGCGCCGGAATAACACTTATTTTAGGATTGAAGAGTTACGTCACGGCAACAAAAAGAAGATAGACCGCATAGTTTGGGCCTTACAAGGTCGTTTTGAAAACGGAGTAATTAAACTTTGTCCTGGCGATTGGACAGATGCGTTTTTGGATGAGTTGTTTCAGTTTCCTGATCCTTTGACCCATGATGATATGCCGGACTCATTGAGTTATATCGATCAGATGGCGCAAGTCTCTTATTGGGATCAATACGAACTAGATGAACATGAGTACACTGATGCTCAAGTGGGGTATTAAGATGGATGACGAAATAGGTTATGAAAATTACGGTGCTGATACATTAGACAGTTGGGTTATCGAAAAGGTTGATGATTGGAACGATACCTGGAAAACCAATTATAAAAATGCGTTTGATGAATATTATAGATTGTGGCGCGGCAAGTGGTCGGAAGAAGATAAGGCAAATCAATCTGAACGCAGCACAATTATATCTCCCGCGTTACAACAAGCGGTTGAATCGTCTGTCGCAGAAATTGAGGAGGCGACTTTTGGGCGAGGGGCTTTTTTCAATATACGCGATGACATTACTTTGCCGGAAGAGCCTAAAACGGAAGAAGAGGCCCAAGCAACTGCGGCGAAAATGGAAGAATTAAAGCAAAACAAGCTAAAAATTCGGTTTTTGCGTGAAAAGTTAAATGATGATTTTGCTAAAGCGGGTATACGCAAAGCAGTAGGTGAATGTCTAATCAATAGCGCGGTTTACGGTACAGGTATTGCTGAAATCGTTGTTGACATGATGGATGAAGTAAAACCTGTGCAAACTATGTATAACAATCAAGTAACACAAGGCACAACGCTTGAATCTCGCACTATTGTTAAATTACGTCCGATTCAGCCGCAAAATTTCAAAATTGATCCGCTGGCGACCAGCATTGAAACAAGTTTGGGTGTTGCTATTGATGAATTTGTGCAACCTCATCAAATAAAGTTATTGCAAGAGCAAGGCGTTTATTTGCCTGTTGATATTGGTGTTGACTCAAAGACGACAAGTGACCTCGATGCAGACCACACTATTATCGATCAACCAAAAGAAAAGGTACGTTTAACAAAATATTTTGGCTTAGTGCCGAGGCATTTGTTAGATAAGTTTAATGGTACAGACGAAATTATTACTGATCTTGAGGAAGAAATTGAGGCCAGCGTTGAAGAACAAATTGAAGATGCAGAAGCGGTTTTAAGCGCAGAAGTTGAGGCGAAAGTTGGGCCTTTCTATGTTGAAGCAATGGTGGTTATTGCTAACGGTTCGACTATTTTAAAAGCACAAGAAAATCCTTTCTATCTTAAGGACAGACCCATAGTGGCCTTTCAGTGGGATGTTGTGCCGGGTCGTTTTTGGGGTCGCGGTGTTTGTGAGAAGGGTTACAGTAGTCAAAAAGCGCTCGATACTGAGCTGCGTGCTCGTATCGATGCGCTAGCTTTGACGAATGCGCCAATGATTGCAATGGATTCAACTCGTATGCCAAGGGGCGCAAAACCGCAAGTTCGTCCAGGCAAAGTGCTGTTAACTAACGGCGATCCGCGTGAAGTCTTGCAACCGTTTAATTTTGGCTCTGTCAGCCAAATTAGTTTTGCACAAGCCGAAGCATTGCAGCGTATGGTACAAACTAGCACTGGCGCTATAGATGCCGCTGGGATACCTGGCTCAATTAACGGCGAAGCAACGGCGGCAGGTATCAGTATGTCGCTTTCTGCCATTATCAAACGGCATAAACGTACTTTGGTTAACTTCCAAGATAGCTTTCTCATACCGATGGTTAAGATGGCGGCGTGTCGCTATATGCAATTTGAGCCTGACCGTTATCCAGTGAATGATTATGTGTTCGAGGTAACGTCAACTCTAGGCATCATTGCCAGAGAATACGAGGTAACTCAATTAGTTCAGCTATTGCAAACTATGAGTCCTGACACACCGATGTATCCAATGCTTGTAAGTTCTATCGTCGATAATATGCAACTAGCTAATCGTGAGGAATTAATGCGGCTTATTGAGGAATCAGCTCAACCAAACCCAGAAGAGGCCAAGCGGCAGCAAGCAATGGATCAAATGCAGATCGATTTTCAGCAATCACAAACCAATTTACTCAATTCACAAGCGGCGACAGAGCAAGCCAGAGGCGAGAAGGTTATGGCCGAAATCAGAGCCTTGCCGCTTGAGCTTGAGAATGACCGGGTTAGAGCGCTTGCAGCGCTTGAAAGAGCTGAAAAAGAACCTGGCAAAGATTTTAAAGAAAAACTGGGTCTTGCTGAGTCTTTTATCAAGGAAGGGAAGTTGGGCTTGGACAAAGCAAAATTTTTGTCTGAGCAATAAGAGTAAAACTCATGTTGTATGAGTAAATAAATCATGTACAATATGTAGTGGATATGTCTAATTTGGATGAATTTGAGAAATACCAGAGGGCGATGTTCGCGCTTTTTCGGTCGGAAGGCTGGAAATACCTTTGCGAAGAGCTTGATTCATTAAAAGAAGACATAGATAAGGTGGCAGTAGTTCGGGACAACGATGATTTGCGCTTTAGGCAAGGACAGATGAATGTTATCGCCCGAGTTACTAACCTCCCGTACAGCGTTGAACAGATGGAGAGAGATGAAGAAACTGTATGATTTTAGATGCTCTTGTGGGCATCTCTTTGAAAAGTTTACCGAATCTTCTCAGCGTACTGTTCCTTGTAATCTCTGCGATGAGGTAGCAACGCGTATAGTTTCTTACGGAGGGCCAGTGCTTGATCCTATCTCGGGTCATTTCCCGAGTGCAACTAGGAGATGGGCGCTGAACCGACAAGAAAAAATTAAAGCAGAGCGCAGGACAACCCAATCCCACGGGCCTGATGCTTAACAAGATACCCGCCTAGCGGCCTTGTAAATTGAGGGAAAAGTATGGCAAAAGTAATTGATGCGGATGAATCCGGTAAGCAAAATTTGGACGCGGTTACTGAGGCTTTAAAAGAACCAGTAACTACGGAAACCGATCAGACTGCTGAGAAAGTATCGAGTGATTCAGCTTGGGATAATAAATCCCCGGAAGAATTAAAAGCGATACTGAATGAGCAAAAAAACATGATTGGGCGACAGTCAAATGACGTTGGAGCGGCACGAAAAGAAGCTGAAAGGCTAAAAGTCGAGCTAGAAGCCATCAAAAAAGCTGACGCAATGATGCAAGGGCATCTCAACCGAGCGCAATCACAAGAGCCAGCTAAAAAGCCTGATTATTATGGCGACCCTGAAAGCGCGGTTAAAAGTCAAATTAGCTCTGATCCTGGCATAAATGATATGCGGAAAGAGCTAGATACTTTAAAAGTAGACAGTATAAAGCGAGATTTATCCTCTTCGCATCCTGACTACGCGGAAGTGCTTGCTAGTGGTGATTTTGAGCAATGGGTGAGTGAGTCACCTATGCGACGCAATAGTTACTCGGCAATGAATCGTGATTATGACATTGATATTGCCAAAGAGCTTATTGCTGAGTATAAGGCGGCGCGTTCAGACACTACACAAAAGAAACCAGACCGAGCGGAAACTGTCAGAGCTGCTTCAAGTGGCAACGTGACAGGTAGCACAGAACCTAGTTCTGGCAAGAAAATCAGGGCGGCTGATTTACGGGCTTTGCAAATAAACAACCCGTCCCGCTATCAAGAGTTGATGCCCGAGATTATGAGGGCATACCAAGAGGGAAGGGTTATTAACTAACTTTTCTTTTGAGGTGTTAAGCAAATGGCTACATCAGTATATCCCGCCCAGGGCGGTGTGGTTAATACAACCACGTTAGCAACATTCATACCCGAAATTTGGTCAAACGAAGTACGCGCTGCTTATGAGCAACGCCTTGTTATGGCTGGTCTTGTTAAAAACATGAGCATGGTTGGAAAGAAGGGAGATACAGTCCATATTCCTGCTCCCGCACGCGGAAGCGTAACGGCCAAGGCATCGGGCGCTGCTGTCACAATTCAGGCAGACACTACCAGTGAGGTGCAAGTCGCAATCGACAAGCATTTCGAATATTCGCGTTTAATTGAAGACATTGCTGAAATGCAAGCATTAGCGTCACAGCGTGCCTTCTACACTGACGACGCTGGCTATGCTCTATCCAAGCAGATTGATCTGGATGTCATGAACCTAGGTAAATCACTAGGTGACGGTGATGGCACATCTTGGGCGACTAGCGCGGCTTTTTATTGCGATGCTTCTACCGGGCTAACTTCGTATGCTGCGGATACAGTAGCGCCAGGTGACATATTTAGTGATCAATGTTTTCGCGACCTAATCCAGAAACAGGATGACGCCGATGTTCCCTTCGATAATCGTGCTTTCGTAATTCCCCCTAGCCTGAAAAACTCGATTATGGGAATTGATAGGTACGTGTCTTCTGACTTTGTTTCAGGTCGCGCAGTTGAAAACGCAAAAGTTGGTGAGCTATACGGCATTCCAATTTATGTAACTTCTAATTGCGTTGTTGCGGAATCAGCAACCGATAACAGCGCCAATACAGGCGATGTTAAGGCGGCTTTGTTGTTCCATAAAGACACTTTCATTTTGGCTATGCAGCAAAATGTTAGAACGCAAACACAATATAAACAGGAATGGCTGTCTAACTTAGTTACAGCGGATACTGTTTATGGCGTTAAAACCTATCGTCCAGATTCAGGTTTTGCGCTTATTGTTAACGCTTGATCTCCTTGATCCTATTAGTGGGGGCGAAAGCCCCCACATTTTTAATTAAGGGGGATTGTCATGGCTAAAGAAACAGAAATTGTATTATTTCATACTAATACTGCGGGTGCTGTACCTACCAACTCTCAACTAATCGAAGGTGAGATAGCCCTCAATACAGCAGATAAGCGATTATTTACCGAAGACTCAAGCGCTGTAGTCGTAGAACTTGGTACTAACCCTAGCTCAATAACAACGGGCGCCATTACTGCTACAGGTGTAGTGACAGCTAATAATAGTTTTCTTTCGTCAAATGTAACTATTACAGGTGGTACGGTTAACGGTGTTGTTATTGGCGGTTCGACCGCACAAGCTATTACCGGAACAGTAATTACCGCAAGCACTAACTTTGTTGGTGCATTAACCGGAGATACAACAGGAACGCA